TCCCACTTCAGCCGCGGCCATTGCAGCCACTGCATCCCGCCGCAACTTGGGCACGGCACATAGAACCGTCGCTGATCGCTGCGCAGGTACTCCGCCTCGATCCGGCTGAAATCCTTCACCGTTGGCGTGCTGGTCAGCAGGATCTTCCGCCGCGCAAACGTCGTCGTCCGTCGCTCCGCCAGCGCCACCGGGTCGCCCTCGCCATCCACATCACTCGGGAACGCGTCCACCTCATCAGCGAACAGGTACCGGCATGGCGCCGACCGCAGCCCCGTCGCGCTGTTGGCCCCCGTCAGCAGCATGATCCCGCCGGGGAACTCCTTAGAAAACATCGTGTTGCCTGAATCCCGTGCCCTGGCCGGCGCGATCTTCTCCGCCAGCACCGGCGTCTCCGTGATCATGGACTCGAGCCGCTGCTTACTCAGCCGCTTGGCCATCTCCACCGTCGGCTGCACGCACAACATCGGGCCCGGCGCGTGGTCGATCACATACCCCAGCCAGTTGCTGCCGGCCTCGGTCTTGCCCGTCTGCGCCGCAAACATCATCACCACTCGCTGCACCAGGCTGCTGCTGCTCAAGCAATCCATCGGCTCGCGCAGATACGGCGTCCGGCTCGTGCGCCACGGGCCAGGCTCCGCGCTCGCCTTGCTGCTCAGCCGCCGGTGCGCATCCGCCCACTCGCTCACCGTCAACGGCTGCTCAGGCCGCAGCCCTTCCATGAAGCCCGCGCGCCAGACGCTCATTCCTCCACCTCCGCCAGCGCCATCAGCGCGTCCCGGTGCTCGCGCGTCAGCACCTCATGGATCACCGTCGGGTCAGTCTCCCCCGCCAGCTGGTGGCTCAATCGATCGGCCAGGTTGCTCAGCGCCTCGCGGATGCTGCGGCCCACCTGGAACGCGTCCTTCTTCACATCCTCCACCGGCACCAGATCGCCGCGCTGCTGCGTCACCTGCAGCTTCGCCAGCTCCGCCTGATAGTGCTCGCGTCTCGCCCTGGACTCATTGAGATCCGGGATCGCGTCATCCGGCAACTTGTCGATCGCGCTGCGCAAATCCTTTGGATCCACCGGATCCGGCTGGCTCACCTTGCTGCAATGCGTCGCCTGCGTGTTCTTGTTCCACAGCTCCAACGCTAGGTCACGATCGAGCCATTTCTTTTCGTCCTTGATCACCACCGCCGCCGCAATGCGGCTCTTGCTGGCATGAGTCACTGCCGCTTTCGTGCATCCACGAATCGCAGCAAACTCAGCAAACGTAACCAGCACTCGAAACAGTTAAGCAACCGTACGCTTAACTTAACCGCTCCTAAACGCCGTTAAACGGTCTTAGCCCGAGTCCATTTTGAGACTGGGTGAGATCCCTTGCGCCGCAAGCGTTTATGAGCCTAAAACGCTAACGCTAGCTTTTTTGGGCGCGTTTGGACGACCCACACACATTGGCGCCGGAAGGACCCGCAAAGGCCGGGCACCCCCGTCGATGACCGATCCATCACGCGCAACGTTGATCGGCCTTGCAGCCGCTCCTAGACGCCTCTCAGCGCGCTGTGGCAATCGCGCGCTCGAGTGCGCTGCGGAAGTAGCCGCCGTACCGCCGTTGGTAGACCTTGCCGACCACCTCAAGCATCGGGAAGCGTGGTTGGTACTGCGCGGCCTGGTCGATCGCGATGAAGTAGGGAAACAGCTGCTTGCGGCTGCGGCGATAGATGCCAGCCGGGCGGTCTCCGCCCTTGGGTGTGCCGACGAAGAACCCACCCCGGGCGTTGGTGGTGCTGAGGCCCTGCTTGATCCGCCTGAGCGTTGCGAGGGAAACGTTGCCTGAAGCGTTGAGCTTGACCAGGGAGGTGGGGATGAACTGGCTGTCGCGGGGCAGCTGCGCTGTTGCGGTGATCTGCGACAGGAACAGGCGCTCGAAGCCTTTCTGACTGCGCGCGCCACCGGTGATCTGGGTGCGGAGGTATCGGGCGCGTTTGGCTTCGGCGCCAACGATCACCTCGAGGTTGCGCTTGGTGCTCTTGTCGAGCTGAAACCCCTTCTGCGTGAAGGTGGTGGGTCGATCGAAATATTGCCGGGTCGCGCCACCGAGGGACTTGCGCGCATCGAAGGCGGTGTCGTTGAGCGCTTTGGAGATGGCGAACGGCAGCTGCTTGCGCATGGCAGCGGACCATGCCTCGACCTTGGCCAGGTCGGTGGTGAGGCTGAGCGAGAGGGTGGCGGCCATGGGCCAAGGGTAGGCATGAGAAAGCCCGGCGGTATCACTCGCCGGGCCAGCAGGAGCAGTGACTCCACCCACTTGGACAGGTTAAGCGATGCGCGAGATGGCCAGGCCGTTATCGATCAGCGAGCAGGAGAACTGACGGCCAAGGCGTTCAGCTGCTCTAGTGACAAAGACACGCAAGTGCGAAACGGATCGGCCATCAGGATCACGGCCTTTGCTGATGGGAACGACGAAGGCCTGACCAATGTCAAGGTGCTCCAGGGGCCAGTTGAGCTTGGGGAACCGCCTGCGCTTGCGAGGAACGCGCTCAGCCGAAATGATCGGATACATGAAACACAGCAAGTCAGTTACCTGTAAACTGTAACGCATTAACGCCAGAAACACAGGCGGTCGGCGCCGTTACGCTTGTAACCGGCTGTAACGAGATGCGTTACACCCGAAACCTGTTGCGCCCCAGCCGCTTAGGGCCGCCCGTAACGCTTGTAACCATCTTTTTTAAAATAGATATTTATTAAAGGGGGAGTCTGAGAGGGTATGAGCACACACGCGTGCGCGTGTAAAAGGGGGGCTATCTTTTGGCCAAAAGCGTTACAACCGTTACGCCACCCCCAGACCCATTGCAGGGCAATCGTTTTCGGCTGTTACGGGGGTCGTTACAAGTCCTTGATTTGTAACGCTACGGCCCTGGAGATGGTCCCGCAGCCCTTGAAACGGGTTGGTCCGACCTTGGCCGCTCCTTTGAGTCTGGACAGAAGCGTGCCCCAGCTGTGCGTCCATTGCGTATCGCGGAGGATGGTGGCGATGGCCTCGGCGGTATTGCTGACGATGAGCGTGCCAGCGTCTTGATCGACCATTAGGCCGGAGCGCTCAAGTGTGTGCCTTGCCGTGCTGGGGACCACGTCACGGTCTGCCTGATGGTGCATGGCGATCTCGACCAGCTCACCGATGGTGCGTGTGCAGGTCTTGTCATCGGTCTCGACCCTGAGCTGGTGCTGCAGGATGCGGCGAATGCAGCGCTGCTCATCGGGCACTTCAGTGGTCTGGCTGTACGGCTCCCAATCGTTTTGCTCGATCAGGGTGCGGGCGTCGACATCGGTGGCGATCTGGCTGGACATGAGCGACCACGCGCCGGCCAGCAGGGTGCCGTACTGATCGCCAAGGCGTTGGCTGTCGAAATGCTCAGCCGCGACGCGGGTGAACACACGAACTGATTGGCGGATGGTGGGGATGAGCGACACGGTGCGAGCGATCAAACGTCGGCCGGTTTCGCTGGTGATGTGCTGATCCAGATCACGGTCGAGTGCCTCCCAGTGAGCGATGCGTTCTGCTTTTGGCAGTTCGGTGGGTGATCTAAGGGTGAGTTGCGCAAAGCGGCTGCGATCGGCTCCTTGCTTCAACGCAGTGGCGATGGATGACATCAAGAACATCGACCTGATGTTGAAGCGGGTCACATCGCCGCCGGGGCTGCCCTTGAGCATGGTTGCGTGGGACTCACTAGACGCAACACGAGCGAGGGCGAGGATGTTTTGCATCCGCACCTGATCGGCCTTCTCGTTCGACTCGGCCTCATCGAACACGACGGGCAGCGCATCACAGCGCAAGGTTTGGCGCAGACCGGCTTCGGTTGTGTTGCCTGCCACGATCAGCCCCATGTCAGCGAGCAGTGGGGTGACGTAACGATCGAGGATGGCGGACTTACCGGAGCCTGCTGCAGCTGTGAGCCAGGCATGTGGGCGCCATGGCAGGGCACCGCAGATCGGCGCGAGTGCAACCCACCCTGCAATCAGCAAACCAGAAGCTGGCACCTCCCAGTGGAAGCGTTCTGCCAGTTCGCAGATGGTATGTGCTTCTGGATCGGAGAGAGGTTCAGCCTGTGCAGGACCGATGAGTTCGGTCATGCGTTGGTAGATGTAGCGACTGTCAAACGGCTTGAGTACAGGGCGACTTGCGCCATTAACGATCAGCCGATCGCCAAGGTGCAGAATGGTGCGCTTGTCGTCCCACCAAGCTCCACGGCCACGGATGCGGTCAGGGTTATAGACGCCAAGGTCAGCGTTGATTGCAAACAGGGTTGCAGCTGCCAGGGTCCAGTCAACACCGCCGCGTTCTGATGGCGCGAGTTGCTTCCAATACTCGAGGGATGCAAGCGCGACGAGGTTGGTACTGGTGTGCGCCGATCGGGACAGGCGCATGACTTGCCCGGTGCTGTGCGGGCGGTAGTAGTAGCCGTCACCGTCAAAGCCAAGGCATGCGTAGTGATCGTTTGCATCAAACTCTGGCAGTGCTGGCTCAGGCGCAGGTTCTGGCTCTGCATCCGGCTGAAGCGGCGGCGAGATGTTCGCCTTGATGAAGGCTGCAGCCTCATCGACCGACCAGTTGGCATCAGCAAGATCCCATCCTTCTGGCACCTCAGTTGGCGGGGTGACAATCTGCACGCGATCGACGGGCAGCTTGAGCAGCCGCTGCGCGAGCCGATCCATGGCCTGCTGGCCGGGCTGATCAGCATCAGGCCAGAGGATCACGCGGCGGCCAATAAGCGGCGACCAGTCGGCCTTGTCGATGGCCTTGCAGCCGGATGGCCAGGTAGTGACGATCGCTTTGGGATAGAGCTTGGCTGCAGCGTCGGCGGTCTTCTCGCCCTCGACCACAAGGACAGTGCCGGTGGTGATGCGGAGCCGTTCCAGGTTCAGCAATGGCCGCGGCGATGGTGGTGCCTTCCACTCCCAGCGGCTGCCTGACCACCAGAGTGGGCGGATCTTCTTGCCGGGGAATCGGCAGACCAGGAACGTGTCGGAATAGCGCCAGACGGTCTCGGCGCCCTTGGTCGGCGGTTCGGGTCGCTGGGGGGCGATGCCAAGGTGCTGCTCGACGCGCTGAGCGGCTTCCTTGAACTGCCAGCCGGTGCGGCGCATGAGTAACTCCATGCCGGTGCCGCCACCGCCGGACTGCTGGGGGCCACCGCATTTGTTGCAGAACCAGGAACCGCTGCCGTCCTGATCATCAAAGCGGTAGCGATCCGTGCCGCCGCAGAGCGGACACGGCTGATGCTTGTCAGTGAGCTGATCGTTGGACAGACCAGCGAGGGCGCCAAGAATCGACGGCCAATGGCCGCGAGCGAGATCTGAAACTTTAGTCATGGGTGAAGCGCATTACAAATTGCTCGACAATTTCCTTTGACTCTTGCTTTTGGGCTTTGCGAGAGTCAGCTATTTGTTGCAAACGTTGCAGCCAGACGCGTTCTGCTGCTTCAAGCAACGAAACCTGACGGACATGGTCGAGCTTTTTAATGCGCTCAAGTTCTTGGTCGTCGTTCTCGCCGGTGAAACAGTGATACAGCAGATCAGGCGTCAGCCAATCGTGTAAATCATTCAGATAGCGCTCGTGAATGGGATCAGGGCGCTTCATTTCGCAACTTTTTTCATTTCGCCGGCTATTAGCTGCCTGACGTAACCAGACCGCGAGATCAGAGCCATTGCGGCTTGACGGTCAAGCCAGAAGATTTGCTCAGGCGGCAGATCGAGAGTGATCGTCCGACGAGCTGCCGATTTCTGTTGCATGGGTTGCGCTGTGGTTTCGCTGTGGCAATGCTAGCGGGTTTTCGACAATCTGCAATGCGTCATCGATCGACCGCACCACCCCCGCCACGCCACCAGCCCCGCGGACGACGCCGAGCCACGCCTGCTGCTCGGGTCTGAGCCGGCCTGTGGGTGTTTTGACCTCGATGGATGTGAATACCGCCAGCCGTTGACCGACCATCTCAGGGGTGACCGTGATGGTGCGCCAACCGATAAGGTCAGCGGATCCGCGGGCGAGGCCGAAGGTGACGAGCCGGCCGGTGCGGGGGTCGGGGAGGCTGCCCACCTGATTCCGGAACAGGCGCAGGTCAGATCGGGAACCGACCGCTAGGCGTATCTGCTGCTGAAGGGTGGTTTCGGCGTTGGCCATCCTTCAGCGACCTGGCATAGAGCACATGCTTGGCCCACGCTACGGGGTTGAGCATGTTGCGGGCATGGCCGATGGCGATGAGCTGCTGGAGGGTTTGGGCTTTGCCTTGCTCGCGGCGGCGCAGCTGCACATCGACGCGTTTCAGCTCTTTCAGCTCGCCGTCCACCTGCTGCATGGCGCGACGCGGCACGGGCGCGCAGTTGGCGCCGCAGACCGGGCACTGCGGCGCCGGCCTGAATGCAGCGAAGCAGGCAGGGCAGGTGCGCACTGATGGCGATGGCTGGTTGCCACCTGCGCGCCGGGCGCCATGCTCGAGCGACCACTGACGGATCTGATCAGGGAAACCGTGCCGGGTGACGTTGCCGACGTGATCGAGGATGATCGCGGCGTCCTTGTCTGGTGCGGGCCGCAGCACGCGGCCGACCTGCTGCAGGTACAGGCCAAGGGACTGGGTGGGCCTGAGCAGGATGGCGACGCTGGCGGCGGGGATGTCGAACCCCTCCGAGACCACGTCTACCGTCACCAAAACCTGCACCAGGGCGCCGCCAAAATCTGCAACGACCTGATCGCGGTCGGCCGTGCCGCCCAGCAGCAACGCTGCGCTGATCCCTGCTGTCTCAAATGCGTCTCGAACTGAGACGGCGTGAGCAACGTTGCAGCAGAACGCGATCGCCTGCTGTGCCCCCGCGAGACGGTGGTAGTGGCTGATCGCGTCGCCGGTCACCGTTGGTCGGGTCATGGCTGCCGCGGCCTGATCGTTGGCGTAATCACCAGCACGGCGGCGCAGCTGCGACAGATCGGCCACCATGGGCGGCGCAAAGATCCGCGCAGGTGACAGGTAGCCGGCAGATGTGAGCATTTGTACCGATGGTCCTTCGATCAGTGCGTCGAAGGTGTCGCCAAGTCCGCGACCATCAAGGCGGCATGGTGTGGCGGTGACGCCCAAGCGCAGCGCACCGGGCCAGTGGTTGATGATCTGCGACCACGAGCCAGCGGCGGCATGGTGTGCCTCATCGATGATGATCAGGCACGGCTCCCAGTCGATGGTCGCGAGCCGACGCACGAGCGTTTGCACAGATGCCACCTGCACCGGATGCTGCGATGGCTGAATGCCAGCGGCGATGATGCCGTGCTCGACGCCGGCGGCTGTGAGTTTGCTGCTGGCCTGATGGATCAGCTCACGGCGATGCACAAGGATGAGCACCCGACGCCCGCGGGCTGTGGCGCTGGCGGTGATGGCGCTGAAAACCACGGTCTTGCCCATGCCAGTGGCGCCGACCAGCAGCGGCGCACGCGCGCCTGAACGGTAGGCATGGCGCAGGTCGTCGATCGCGCGGTGTTGGTAGGGGCGGAGATCGGTCACAGCAGCGCTGCCTGCGTGGTGGCTTCGCAATCGTTCAGGTTCTTGACTGCGCAGTTGAAGTAGCTGGGCTTGAGCTCAAAGCCAACGAAGCGGCGACCCATCTGCAAGCTGACGTAACCCTCGCTGCCGATGCCAGCGAATGGGCTGAGCACCAGATCGCCTGGATTGCTCCACAACTGCAGGCCGCGGCGGATCACCTCAAGCTGCAGCGGGCAGATGTGGCGTTCGTCGTCATTGGCGCGGGCGCTGCGGTATTGCAGGGTGTCTGATGGGTTGATGTCCATCCACACCGGGCTGGCGTACCGCTGCCAGATGTTGATGCTGTCCTTGATGGCGTCGCCGGTCTTGGCTGGTGAGTTTTCGCCAGCGAACTCGGTGAACAAGCCAGCGCATGGCTCGGGGTTGTCGCCCAGCTTGCGCACTGTGACCAGGTAGTCAGGGATGCCTTGACGGCTCAGGGCTGAGTCCTTTCGGATCTGTTTGTGCAGCAGTCCGATCGCTTTGGTGCGCTGCATGGCGGTGACGGGGTCCTTCCAGATGCAGACCTCTGAGTGGAAGACAAAGCCTGCTGCCTGAAAGATGCGCAGCATGTCACCGCGGAAGTCCTTGACGCCGATGAATCCGTCACGCTCTTTGCTGCTGGGCAGGTTCATGCAATGGAAACTGATTAACCGGCCGGGCATTAGCACGCGATGCAGCTCTTTGGCCAGGTAGACGAAGTGATCAAAGAACTCCTGATCGTTGCGGCTGTTGCCCATGTCACGGTCGCTGTTGGAGTAGGTGTACAGCGACGCGAATGGTGGGCTAAAGATGCTGTAGTGAATGCTGTCCGAGTCGAGCTGCTTGATGCTCTCAACGCAATCGCCCATATACAGGTCCCAGTTGTCGCCGGACTTGTGCTCAGTGATGTGTGGGGCCACTTGGCGCTGGATCTTTTTGAGTTGTTCCATGGTGGTTTGCTTCATGATGGTGACCATTGATTCAGCCATTGCGATGCTGTCCGCTTCCTTGCGGCGGATGTTTTCGATCACGCGACCTTCAGCCACGTCGTAGATGATGTGCGCGTTGACCGGGTGCTGCTGCCCGAATCGCCAGCACCGGCGGATGGCCTGATAGAACGCCTCGTAGCTGTGGGATAGACCAACGAAGGCGACGTTGTGGCAGCCCTGGAAGTTGAGACCGAATCCGAAGATGCTGGGCTTGCTGACCAGCACGCGGATCTTGCCATCTTGAAAGTCGATCGCGGCCTGCTGCTTGTGATCATCTGAATCGGATCCACTGACCTCGACCGCGCCATCGATGGCAGCGGCAAGCGCCTTGGATTCGTCGTTGAGATCACACCAGATGAGCCATTGCTCGGCGCTGTCGTTGGCCAGGGATGCGGCTGCATCGACGCGCATCTGCAGCGATGCCTTGCGGACGTGCCGCTGATCGCTCAGGGTGCGGGCTTCCATGGCGAACAGCGCCATCTGGCCGGCGTCATCGGCCATGGCCTCGCGTGGTGTCTCGACCGTGCAGTCATTGATCTGCAGGTCAGGCAGGATGAAACTGCCGTCGTTGTAGCCCAGATCTGATGGCTTGCGGATGGTGACGGCCCAGCTGCAGACCCACTCCCAGAACTTGGACTGCGCGTGACCTTTGAGCCGCCACTTGCTGGTGTCGCCGCCGTCATGGACGAAGAACATGGCCAGCATCTCGGTCCTGGTCATCACGCCGATGAACTCGGCATGATTGCCCAGCTCCATGTGGTCGTTGGGCGCTGGCGTGGCTGAGCAGGCCAGACGGAATGGCGTCTGCGCGAATGACTCGATGATCTGGTTGCGGATCTTGCCGGTGTACGCCTTGAGGATGCTGCTCTCATCGAGCACCACACCATCGAAGGCGGCCGGGTCGAAGTGGCTGAGCTTTTCGTAGTTGGTGATCGTGATGCCGCGGCGCACGTCGGCCTGAGTTGCAGCGAACGCGCACGGGATGCCGAACTTGCTGCCCTCGCGGACGCTCTGGTGTGCCACGGCCAGCGGGGCCAGGACAAGGACGTTGCCTTTGGTGTGTCGGCAAACCTGCGATGCCCACTCAAGCTGCATGGCGGTCTTGCCCATGCCGCAGTCAGCCCAGATGCAGAACCTGCCAACGCGGCAGGCCATGGTGACGATGTCCCGCTGAAACGGGAACAGCGGCGCCGTGAACTGCTGCGGATCAAACCCGACAGCAGGGCAGGCGGTGGACTTTGAGGCTAGGAAGTCGGAGTAGGTCATAGCTCGCGGCAACGTTGCGAACCTAGCAGCACCTAGGCGCAAGTGGTAGCATCAAGGCGTAACCCGCTACGCCCCATGGAGAACGCCGACTATCACGCGCATCCGGCAGTGAGCAAGTCAGGCCTCGACCTGATCGCTCGCAGCCCGCTGCATTACTGGGCTCGCTACCTCGACCCGAACCGGGTGCCAACTGAACCGACAGCTGCGATGCGGCTGGGGACTGCGCTGCACACGTTGGTGCTCGAGCAGGATCAGTTCGAAAGCCGTTACGTCACGGCGCCGGTGGTCGATCGCCGCACCAAAGCGGGCAAGGAAGCTTGGACCCAATGGGAAGCCGAGGCTGCCGGCCGTGAGCTCATCACCGCCGACGATCGCGCGACGATCAGCCGCATGGCTGAGGCCGTCTGGCGCCATCCTGCAGCGGCGATGCTGCTGCATTGGCAGGGCAAGGCCGAGATCACGCACATGTGGACCGATGCCACGACAGGCGTCGAGTGCAAATGCAGACCGGACTGGCTGACCAATGACGGCAACCTGATCGTTGATCTGAAGACCACCGAAGATGCCAGCCCGCGTGGCTTCCAGCGCAGCGTGGCTAACTATCGGTATCACGTCCAGGCGGCGTGGTATCTGAACGGCATCGAAGCCGCCACCGGCCACCGGCCCGATCAGTTCATCTTCATCTGCGTCGAGAAAAAGCCGCCGTTTGCCGTGGGCGTGTACGCCGCCGATGCGGAGATGATCCAGATCGGTGTCGAGACAGCTACGCGCGACCTTGACGTGTACGCCACCTGCAAGGCGGCTGATGTGTGGCCCAGTTACAGCGACCAGATCGAGCCGCTCAGCCTGCCTGCATGGATGCGACCGCGGCCGGATGGATCACTCCCCAACCCACCTGAAATCGAGACCTACTGATGGAATCCACAGCACTCACAACCACCCAGCCGGCCGGCTCCGTCTTTTCGGGGATTCAAGCGTTCGAGGACGCCCAGCGCATCGCCAAGGCTCTGGCCAGCAGCACGCTGATCCCGCCGCAGTTCCAAGGGCAGCAGGGGTTCGCTAACTGCCTGGTCGCGCTTGAGATCGCCAATCGGATGGGCATCAGCCCGTTCCTGGCGATGCAGCACCTGCATGTGATCCACGGCCGGCCGAGCTGGTCCAGCAGCTTCATCATCGCGATGGTCAACGGCTGCGGCCGGTTCAGCCCGCTGCGGTTTGAGATCAGCGGCGAAGGCGACAGCCTGGCCTGCTACGCCATCGCCAGCGACCTTGCTAGTGGGCAGGAGCTGAAGGGTCCGACCATCACTATGGCGATGGCCAAGAAGGAAGGATGGTCGACGAAATCGGGCAGCAAGTGGCAGACCATGCCAGAGCTGATGATTCGCTATCGGGCGGCCGCGTTCTGGGGCAGGCTGTACGCCAGCGACATGCTGCTGGGGATGCAGAGCCAGGAGGAGGTGGTGGATATCGAGCCGGTCAAGGTGCGCGCGGCTGAACCTGAGCTGCCTAAGACGAGCCTCGATGAGCTGAACGCGCAGATCGCATCCGAGCCTGAACCTGAGCCGGTGGAGGTGATCAGCGATGAGCTCTTCTGACTATCTGACAGCCGCTCAGCTGGCCGAGCGTTGGGGTTTGCACCCTGCCACTCTTAAACGCTGGCGGAAGGATCGCAAAGGACCTGCCTATTTCAGGACCCCTGGATTCGTGCTCTATCCCCTGGCCGAGGTGGAGCAATACGAAAAGGCCAACACCATTACCCACGACTGACCATGAGCTTCAAAGCTAATGCTGCACTGTTTCGCAACACTGAAGAGAAGCTGCGCGCCCGGATGGGTGATCGGTATGACGCCAGCAAGAACTACCCGATCTACAGCGGGGTGATCAGCGTCCCGGCTGATCAGGCATACGCGATGGCGAATTACCTGATGAATGCCACGCCAAACGATCGGGGGAACATTCCGATGCAGATCAGCGGCTGGCGCAAGGAACCGCAAGGTGGCGGTGACGCTTATGTGTCGATGGCGATCGAGCCGGACTACAAGACGCAGAAGGCAATCGAGGAGGCTGCGGCCGATCAGCCATACGGATCGACACCAGCACCCGCACCATCCGCCACTCAGGCCGACGTGTTCTGATTCAGGATCATCAGCTCCAAGCGCGCGATCTCATGCACCGCCGCTTGGAGCATTTCCTGCTGGCGGTAGCTCTGACGCAGCAGGTTGGCTGCCAGCTTGCCGACGCTGCCATGCTCGGCCAGGCCGCGGCAGTTGCTCTCGAGCTTGAACAACCGCTCAGGTGGGATCTCGACCTGCAGCCATTTCCCGAAGTCCATTGATTTGGGGCAGTTGTCCCATGTTGCCCATGAAATGCCCCCAATGCGGTGCCGGTCGCTTCTATGCGGTGATCACGAACAACGTCTATGAGAACCAGACGGTGCGGAAGCGGCAATGCCGCGAGTGCCGTCATGTGTGGTTCACGGTCGAGGTGCAGGTG